CTTATAATCAATAGCGAACCACCTATCATAAAGTGGGGTCTGAGCCTGTTTCAAGTGATTGTACATCTCATTCCATTACTCGAGCAGGGGTCAATACAACAGCGCATTCAGAATCCAATGGATTCATCTGTAAAAATCTACAAATCCCAAGAGTATACTTTCTCATGACTAGCTGAAAAGGGGTAGAAGTGGCCTGAAAAACCCTCACCTTATCTTTAGTATCAAGAGTAGGTTCATCTTTAAGTGTAGAGGTGAACCATGGATAATATCTCTTTCCAACCTTATACAAAGCTTCAATCTTCTCGGCCTCTTCAATAAATTTAGGGTCTAGCATTCTCTTGTCTTGCCAGCCTTCAACTTTACCAAGATTTGTAGAAAACAACTTCTTACTACCCTTAAAAGGAAATCCAATAGAACTCTTAAAGTTCATTGAATCAACGAATCTCTTCCCTGGGATTCCATTAACAGTCTCATCCCAAGTTAAAGTCCTAATTTCACCTTTCCAAAAATCTTCTTCTCCAAAAAGTATACGTGTCAAATTATTTGTGTAATCAATTTTAGCCTTATTTAGCAATCCGAAAGGCAAACCTGGCTTATCAACAATCCATTTCTTCATACCAACTTCCCATGGTTGATGTGGAGAATGACCATCAGGACCTTTGAACTTAGGTGGGCCCCAATTATCGTGGATATTAAACAATTTTTTAACACTATCTTTGATAGGCGTATCCTTAACCTGAGATTTAGGAGTACGATTACAATTCAAAGAGGAACCCAAGAAATAAGCAGAATTGGTTTCTTCCATTCTCAAATAACAGGACTTCTTCTTGATCTCTCTACGCAAAACTTCCACACCCATACATTCGGTCTTAAAATCACTTGACGAACTCATGGGAATAACAGTTGAAAATCTCTCCAACAAAGACTTTGCATCAAGAAGATCTTGACGAGTAGGGGTAACGCCATATGCTATATAGCCTCCATCATCCCTACATCTAGTAGAACCACCAATATGTAGACCAGATATACAAGCATTCTTATCGTCAGTAATTACTGGTGAAAGACACTTCCCTTCTCTGGCCCCATTCCAAATGTAAAAAATACATGGGAAAAAATATCCCATTCCACTCGTTGCCTTCTGAGTGAAAGAAAGCTCTCTCACATCGGACCATTCTAAATCTCCATTACAATCTCGTGATGCGACCCTGCCACTCCTCTTGTCACTAGACTCAATAAATTCAGATGGAAAAAAATCAATCATATTTCGAACATCTCTAGTCTTTGGAATCCAAACCATTGCCAGATCATAGTTCTTGACACGAACACACTGTGCTGGCTCAATAAGAGCATCAAAGGACTGATTTCCTTTATTGCCTCTATTATGCCGCGTCAGTCTAAAGATACAAGACATCTTTGGCACATAATGATAAGGAATAAGTACACATCCACTACATGCTACAAAACAATTTGATTTAGAATTGGTCGTCAAATTACATATAGACCATACATTGTCTCCCACTGCACTACGGACTTCAGCTGGAGTCCGTAAAATAGATGTGGGAAGAGGATCAAGAAATGGCTCAGCGCAATTCTTAAACCATTCATCATCAAA